TCACGACACGGTAACGATAGCACCCGCCTTGTTCGTGACTCGGATCTTCACATTGATCGGCGACGCGGTACCGTTGTTGAACGTTACCGTGAACGCCGCGCCAGATGGGCCATCGCCGTAGGTTGCAGTCAGGCCAGCAGAAATGATCGTACCCGTCACGTCCCGCGCCTTTGAGCCAGTCGGGTTGCCGTACGCAACAACGTTCTGGTGCCCGCCAAACCCGTCGTCATACGCGACGTCAGCATTCAACACAAACGAACCGCTCACATTGAAAGTTTTTGTCAGGCTGCCAGATGCTGGAATCGTTCCGCTAAAGTCAACAACGTTGACATATTCTGGCGAACCAACTTGGCCGCCATTCATGAGAACATCAACGTACCTACTTGCGAAAATAACAGCGCCAGAATCAATCGCTGGCAAGGCAGTTTCACCAAATGCCTGGCCTCTCTCCCAATTGCCATTGATCATTACATCAGTATGACCAATATACCCAAGCGGGCTTCCTGCGAAGTTTCCGCCGCCACCAGTCGGTCCATAAAGGCCGCAGAACTCTCTATTGCACGAGTTGAAAACTGCGGTGTTGCGCTTCGTGGAAGACGTCAATCCATTAGCAGTATTCATAATCCCCCAAATTGATTCGAATACACAGTTGCTGAACGTTACATCTACGTTCCCGCCAGTTCCGCTAACCGTCTTGGTCAGGAAAATAGACTGCGACGACAGATCGAAGAGTAGGCACTCGTTCAGGAACAGGCGATTGTACGTGCAATCCTGTAGATGCATAGCGGTGCCGCACTTGTAGAAATACACACGATTCAACGAAGTTGGACCAACGTAGTTATAGGTCGGCAACCCTGTTGCAACCCCAATGGTTTTAACAGCGTCCTGATAGCTAACGAAGGCAACATCCTCAAGAACGTTGCCAGTTATGTACCTGTTACTACTTGCGTCAGGATTACCCTTCCTGATAACGATTGCAGGATTTGGATTTACAGGGGTTCCGGCTGGATAGAATGATGTATCTACAAATGCCACGCCACGGATATCGAAATTTTCATTCCTGAAGTCATTGAACGAAATGTCAAGAGCGCTGTTTCCGTTAGTATAGATCAAGCTGCCAACTCGACTTACGACATACCCAGCAGCAACACCGCTCGTCTTGAATGTACCTCTGATTTTCACCGAAGAGAAAAGCGTAGTCGCTCCATTTATTACGGCAGAAGAATTTACGCGAACTACACCTTCGGGGAGGTAAAGTTCCTTATTGGTCGCCAGGCAATATTTCAATGCTGCACTAAACGCGGCGGATGAGTCGAGCGACTCACTTATCACGCCGCCAAAGTCAACAAGCTTGACATCATCAGCAACACGAACCCAGCAACCATTCCCGCCAGGTGTAGTCTCGCCAGAACCAGAGAGGTATGCACCTACAGTGCTTTGGAGGCCGTTCCATGGAACGGTTGGGCTGATGATGGTGCCGCCATTATGTTGGGACTTCGGCCTGTCCGCGTCCCATCTAAACAATCCACCGCCAGTGGCAGATGAGTTTCCAGATACAGATCCGCCTGGGTAGTAGCCGGCAACGCGCATCAGTTGATTGGAAATCTTCCGGGCGCCCTGTAGGTTGTAAACAGAGTCGAGAGCGACAGTTGCGCGAGAAACTAGCGCCGCGCCATCAGAGGAAGATCCGCCAGAAAGATCCTGTAGAACATGCGGAACCAGTTCAGGAGAAAAATAGGTGACGTTAGAAGCAAGGTTAATCGGTCCGGTGCCGCTAGAGATCAAAGACCCAACATACTGCTGAGTCCATACTTTGTTAGCAGCATCTCCATCCTCTACAGGATCATCGACCCTTGAGATTCTTCGATTTTCCGCGTCAAAATAGTCTTTACCGACTGGCCGCTTCAGGGTTCTAGCCAGAACAGCAAATCCTTGCTGAATAAGCATAGTCAAATAATCGAATACGCTTTCGTGCGTCTCTGCGAAGTACCTACCCTGGTTTCTAAGGTCTGTTTCCTGAACAGTGTCAAGCTCGCGGGTTATGTTGATGGTCGACCCATTTTCAGGAGCGCTAGTGGCGATAACGGCTCCGCCACTCTGCGCACCAGCACCCACCACTGTGTAATCAGTTCCGAGCACCAAGACATTTGCAACGTCGTTATAGACTTTCGTAACCACAAGGTCGTCATTGGCCGGGAACTTGAACGGCACAGGGAATGCTGTGGTAACTCCGTTGCCTTCGTACTCAACAACGCTGGTATTAGTAGGTACGGTCAATTTTCGATGCTCCAGAAATGCGAAAACCCCGCGAAGTGCGGGGTTCTCTGGGGGGGGTTAACTAGACTAGGCGTTCCGGTTGATGGCGCCTCTATCTCTAAATCAGTTTAGATATTTCCGGCCACCAAGAAGAAATGCTACACACAACAAACGTCGTACCTAATATTGGCTGCATAGATACAAGTGACTCCATTCCGAAGCCAGACCTAAGAAATGTACCGTTAATAAAACCAACAACAAGCGACATAACCAAAAATATAGCTATAGTCCACCATGAAAAAACAAGAGACATAGACCAAAGTATTGATATGACGCACGGGATTATCAAAATCCCACAAATGTCAGCATATAAACCAGATGAAACTCTCTTGTGTGTCTGCCCAAAAGACAGGGCGGCGCCTAGACCTATAAATGAAGTTAAATCCCAAAAGCTCATAGAAATCTCCATATCAAAACCAATACCAGCTAAGGCCCAAAAGCAGATTCTAAGGCTGGCGCTCTTCGAGGGGTGTAATCTCCAGGCTCCCACCAGTAGCTTTGCCCGAATTCCTTGCGGGCTCTCTGCTCCATGCGACGAAGGTAGCCGGGAGAGAAGTACTCCTGCAACTGATGGAAGATCATGTGATCAGTGGCAGCTTTGGTGTACCAGAGGTTTGCTCCAGGGATGTGGCTCTTTGCGAATTTCACAAGGTTCCCACCAAGCTGATCGCCTTTTAGGTCCTGTGCCGTCCCTCTGATTTTGAATAGCGCCTCAATATCCCCGGCTATGGGGCCTCCGATTGCTGCAAGCGGAGAGGTTCCATATCTGGTCGTATCTGAGAATAGGAAGTCGCCATAGATAGACAGGGCGCCCCCTTTAAGCATTGCAGCCAAAGCAAATCGAAGACCTGGAACACCAGTCGTATCATCGGCGTCTAGCATGTTTTTTGGGTCACGACCGCTGGCTATCTCGTTAAACTGAAGGGAAATAGCTCCAAGCACTGTTGTGCTTGCGAAGATCGCCGCCATATAGCCGGCCTTTCCCCAGCCGGCTTGCTGAGCGAAAGCTCTCTTCCAGTGCTTCATGACCATGGACACAGAGTAGGACTTGAACTGCCAGAACGAACGAACTAGCTCGCCGCCCCATTCTCCGCGAGTCTTGCCCCCATGCATGAATGCTCTCTCCCTGGCCCCTGGCGCAGGGATGGCCATGTTTGTTTCATCAAGGACAGAGCCGAGCAGTTTGGTGGCTGCCTGGTCTCTCAACCGCTGCGGGCTGGTACGTGTCCGCGCGGAAATCTCTGAAAGAGCCTCGTCTGTGATCCTGTAGATGCTACCCGCAGTTAGGATGGTGTCTCCAATGCCGCGCCAATCTTCAGTTTCGGCCAAGCGCCATACAGAGAAGTCTGTATCCGTCACACCCATCTTGCGCAGCCTTGCCCGATCCCCTGCTTCAAGAGAGGACATGGATTCGTGGTTGCGCGTTAGGTACCCGACAGCATCCATCATGGTTGCGCCAAAAGCACGCCGGTTGGCTGCATCAATAGCATTCATGCCTGACGCGCGGAGAAGCGTTGTTGCCGCCGTCTGCGAGTAACCCGATGCTCGACCTGCCACTTCAGCGTCATGGCCAAGACCGTCAGCCCCCCAGCGCGCCATGCTACCCATGAGCTGGTCGATACCCAAACCAGCGCGACTGGCAATGCGGCGATGCTGGTCATTCAGCGGGTTGAGCATCTTCGCCTCATTGGAGAATACCCTCATTACTGGCATGCCATTCATCTTTGCAGTAAGTGCGATTGTGCCCTGGTCGGAAAACCCCGTAATTACCGCGCTACCCAGCCTGGATGCTACGTTAACCCCGCGATATGTATCGAACCAGTTTGCAATGCGTGCAGAGACGGGCGGCTCGCGCGTACCAGCAACCTCGGTGTAAAGGTAATCTAGCCGCTTACGCTGCTTGTTAAGGCGCCGACTTATATCTCTCGGCGATGACACAGACTCATGCTGGAATGCAGATTCTGAGAAATATTTGAACGCGTGGTTTGGGTTAGGTCCTAAGGTTTCCACAAGCGCGATGTCGCGAGAAATCTGGTCGATATGGCCAAACATCAGGTCCATAATATTCTTGTCGCCATACGCTTCCTGCGCAGCCATGTATGCATCTGCGTCACGGTAGTGGATCTGGCGAGACTCGCTGCCTCTATTCGCACGCATCCCACTTCCGCCGACCCTTCCTGGCTCGATTTTGTTCACTCCACCAGTCGCTAGCGTTGTCCCAGCATGAGTCAGGAAATCACGAAGCTGGTCATCCGTCATGCGGGTTCCGTCTTCGTTCAGGTAGCGGCTGCGATCAACCCACCCCATGTGCCGGTCAACCCAGCCGGCGAGGTCACGAGCGATACGGTATTGAGAATGCCCACGGGGCAAAGCCCAGTCGTCTAGCCGACCAATATCACCGCCCGCCCGATTGAAGCGCTGGCGAAGGCTCTCGGCAACCTCATGATATTGGCGCGCCGCCTCACGCGCTGCCGGAACCCCGGAATCTTCTCCATGAAGCTCGCGCACCAGCGCAGTGGTGCCTTCGCGGTTCGCGATAAGCCCAAGAAATCTACCGCGCGTCTGATCGATAACATCTAGCAAACGACCCATTGCCTCGTCTCGGATTGCGCGAGATGCAGATTCGATCGATTGGATTCCTGGGTAGTCAGAAGAGAATGCGAGGATTCTATCTAGGGCCTCAAGACGGTTGCCGTCATACCCCTCCAGGAAGTTCTGCACGCGATCATGGGCAAGGATGGTGAGCGCGGTGCGCTGACGCGCCTTTGCGGCCTCTGCGGTTAGTTCATCCGCGGCGCGCTGGCCAGCGGCTGTAATCCGGTCACTACGAGTAAGCGTCTGCCAGTTCGGGTCGATACGAGCAAGTTCCCTCATGTTGCGAGATATGCGCGCTTCGATATCCCTGATTTCTGTCTGGTTGAGCGGGCGCCCAATCGCCTGCTGCACAGCCTGAATACATTGCCGTCTCATCAGTTTCCAAACCTCAGCGCACAAAGCGCAGCAGCAATAATTCCCTTGGAGTCATTCTCGGCGCGCGCCACCTGAGCGTCCGCCTGCTCAAGTAGCTCGCGGGCCGAGACAGTGACCATATTCCCGTCCGCATCAACCGCTCCAGTGGGCAGCATTATTTCGCGCTCTCCTGCCATAATTGACTGGACCAAATCCGAAACCACTGGATCCAGTTCGCTTTCATCGGCTCGCCCGGAAGGCTTCGGCCTTGTTTGACTGTCAGGGCCGCCAGAACCGGCCGCCTCATCGGGGCGAGGCGTGGCGCGAGAGATGCCTCGGCCTGGGTTCGCTAGCGCGTCATCAACAGTGGATGCAGCATCACGCTCAGGGGTGCGCACTATGGCCGCATCAGGAGTAGCCTGATCGGGGAATTGCTCTGGAAGGATTTTCCGAATCTCATCGCTAGCAAGGCGCATAAGTGCAGCGCCTCGATCAGGGCTGACACTGCTTACAAGAGCGGTCTTGCGATAACCATCCTTAATTTCTGCCTCACGTGAAGCAATACGGTCCATGAATCGCGCCGGGATTTCACCTCGGTCAATCTGGTTTATTTCCCCGGCTGCACGCTCTGCTGCACGGTTCTCGGAAAAAACTCGATCTATCTCGGTAATTCTGGTTTGAAGCGAAGCGCGCTCACTAGCTATCGCGCGGCGAGCGGCAGACTCTGCCTGCTTACGCGACATTCGCTGGCCTTGGAAGTCCTTGGCGCGGCTTTTGAATGTGTCTGCGATGCGCGACAGTTCCGAGCTGAGATATGCGCGCTCCACCTTTAAGTCGTTAATGACGCCTGAGCGTCCGCCAGCTTCCGCCTCAAGTTCCTGGCGAATCAGCGGGATAACTTCCTGCTCCGCAGCTGAGCGGATAGCCGCGTCATCTGGCCCAACACGATTACCGCGAAGGAACTCGGCTCTATCCACCAAAGGCGCAATAGGCGAAAGGTCTACGGGTTCATTTCGGGATAATTGCCTGATAGCCAAGTCCAGAGCGCTTTGATGGGCAACTGATGAGGCAGGGTCAACCGGAGCCCCTGGGGCCGATCCATCTTGCGCATGGCCGCTGTTGTTTGCTGCCAGTGCTGCGTCTATATCTTGCTGAGGAGCGCGAGCGCCGATCCTCCCTACACCCCAGAATGCCGCTCCAAGAACAGCGTCAACCGCCATGCTAGTGGCGTCAAGGGCCTTATACTGCCGGGCCTGCTGGGTGTAACCATTAGCTTCCAGTAGCGCAGCAGTCCCGCCGCGATATGCAACACCGAGGCCGACGTTTGCCCCAACCGTTACAGCAAAGTCAGGAACAGCAGCGCCGACGAACCTAGCTGCCGGCATCAGTGCACCAATCCCATATGTGGCAGCGGCGATAGCACCTTTAATTCTAGCCGTCTCAGGGTCAATTCCCTGCGCTTCAGCCTCAATAGCGCCTGCATATCCAGCCGGAGCGCCTGCGGCAATTGCTCCTCCAACTGGCCCCCCGGCAGCAAAACCTGCGATGGTGCGAGGGATTACGGCTGCCAGTTCGCCAGTAACCTGGGCTGCCATGCCGGTAGTTTCAGGATCTGGTCGAAGGTTTGTGATGTATTCAGCATTCGCCTTGGCCTGCTCATCGCGCAACATTGTTTCCGCATCAGTTACGCTAGGCGTGCCGCCACCGCGAGGCTCAGGCAAGAATGCAGATGCAGCGGCATCCAGCCCGCTGATCCAGAGATTGTTAAAACCTGCTTCTACCGACGATGCAGCCTCAAACGCTCCACGGATGAAGCCCGTGCCAATAGAATCAAGCGACCCATCCCAAAAATCTGGAGATGTGTCATTTACTGCGGGATTGGCTAGCGCCTCATCTTCTAGCGCGCGTTGATCCTCAAACGCCAAGTCACCGATGAAGCTCATTGGCCACCAACCTTGATAATCAATGGCTTGCCGTCCGTGCCATATTTGAACTGCTGTCCCTGCATGACGTAGTAGACTCCGTCACGAGCCTGGCGAAGCGTGTAATTATCGATCATCGCTTTATCAAGATCGGATGCGCCTTGTTCATCCAGCAACTGCTCGATGCTTGCCCTAGCGGCAGGCTCAAAGTCCGAACTACTCATACCCCAAGGCGCGAGGGTTTTCTGCCCATTAAATTCTACGACGCTTCCGAGGGATGCTTTGATAGACTTTTCCATCAAGTCATCGTCAACATCGGTACTAGCTAGTCCCTGCTCTGCTGCTGCACCAGTGTAATAGGCTTTTACCGCCTGGAGCGCAAGACTATAAGACTGCGGCTGCCCAGCGAATACACCTCCAAGCTTTTCATCGAGCATCGATACGAACTCTTTCTCAGGAGGAGTCGGATACTTTGTCGATACACCATCTGACTGCTTCTGCGCTCTCGTCTTGTTCAGGATGCTCTCTCCAGTCGCCATTGTGCGCGCTACATCGCCGCTGGTCACGTATACGTCAGGCTTGATCCACCTAGTCTCCGTCACAAGGCTTCTTTGTTTCCCTGCTAGCATACCGGTAAGAGCCCTGATTGGAGAGTCAGGAGCGATCTGCTGCATTGCCCCGGCATAGGCGCGATCATCACCCATAGCAGTATGTAGCTTGCCAAAAAGCTCACTTTGCTGTTGTGGACTCATGCCTTCGAGCTGCGCGCTGAGCTGTTTTGCTTCCTGCGGCAGTAGTGGCTTCATTGAAACCGTTTGCCCGAACTTGTCTTGCAAGCTGCGAATAGCGGTGATGCGCTGCGATAGCACGTCAGGCAGATCATCAGAACTAAGGTCTATTGGTTGGACTTCACCGCCAAGGCGAGTCTGGAAATATTCGAGAGGCGCCTCGCCAAGCATCTTGTTGCTTGCAGCTATAGCGCGGCCAAGGCGGACCAGATTGTTGGCCTCTGCAAGTGTGCCCCCGTTCTTTTGGAGTTCAGCAGCTTTCTGGTTCACATACATGGCCTGCTGATCAATAGGCATCCCGTTGAGAACCTTTTGAGTTTCAACCTCCTGAGAGACCAACTCCTGAAAATCTTTCTGTGCAGAAGTACCCTGCACTGACCGACTCCACTCCTTCCACATTTCATCGCTAGCAGGTACGCCGCTAGCTATCTGAGCATTGATCTTGTTAAGCGTCTGCTGAGCTGCGTTCTCTCGGCGAAGAGCGGCCATCTCGGCCTTTTGTTGAAGCCGGTCTATCTTGCTTTCAATCATGCCGCCAACACGAACCAGATCATCAGCAGTAAGAGAGCCCTGGACCTCTTTCAGAGTTTTCTGTGCTCGATATGGATCCTCGGCAGCTTGGCGCTGAAGAACGTCGGCGTACATCTCGCTGCCGACCTTCTGCCGTCTAGCCTCCAATACCTCTGGGCCCCAGCCATTGCGTTGAGCCTGAAGCTGAAGTATCCCGTCGATTCGGCTTCGGCTTTCCTCTACAGCTTTAGGGTCGTTGTAGTTCAGTGCCGCAGTGTTCTGCGCCGTGGCGATTGCGGCCAGATCGACCTGATCCTTATACGCTTGCTGCTGTTTGAACTCGTACCGACCAAGAGTCCCCTCAAAATCAGTCCTCGACTTTGCAACATACTGCTTTGCCTGGCGTCGTTGATCCTCATTTGCCAGGCCGTCGATAAGCTGAGCGGTTCGCTCATCAAACGCGCCGACGGTCTTTCCGGTTACATTCAGGGCGGCGCCGCCCTTTTTTGTCATAGCTCCAGTTTCTGGGTTGTACATCAGATCATTTCGGAGCTGATCAACCTTCGTGCTGAAATCGATGAGCGCAGTCTGATCGGCCTCTTGTTTCTCCTTCAGCGATATCTGAGTTATCGCGTTGGATACGCTCGACAAACCTTGGGCCAGGCCTGACGCATCAACGCTCTGGCCAAGCGCTCGGGGCGCCTGTGCGACGTCAGGGCCTACCCTGCGCCGATATTGCGGGATCTGTGCTGCCATCAGGAAAGCGCCCTGTAGTTGCCGTAGGCTTGCGAGCCGCCAGTGAGAAGAGAACTGAAGGCATTCAGGCGACGAGTGCGATAGTCAGCGCGAGCCTGGCGAATCCCTTCGTTACCCTGCGTGACCAGACCAAACGCCTGGTTGAATGCATTGCGCCTGACCTGCTCCGCATCCATGGCAACCTGATTCATCGTCGACTCTTGAACACGGGACGCGCTTCCGCTGTTCACGTCTACGCCGTTAGCCGCGAACCCGGCACGTTGGGCGCCAACGATCTGCCGCCCCTGTTCGTACAATTGAGCGTCTTCGAATTCGCCTTGGTCCAGCACCTGACGTGCCTGGCGATTTAGATAGGCCTGCTGCCGGTTCGCGGTGCGTACAGCATCCTTGCCCTGCTGAATCTGCGAATAGGCATTCAGCAGCCCGCCAGCTCCGGCAGCGCCTGCCGCTAATGCTGCGCCCATAGTTCGCCTCGCATTGTGAATGGGTGGAAAAGTTCACCGTTTACGCCGTACTCGACAGCATCGAGCATGTCGAAGCCGAGCCACTGCATCCATCGCAGGGCCTGCTCATATCTGGCGTCGGTGTAATTGATGAGTGCCGCGTAGCGTTGACGCATGCGGCCGATCTGATCTCTGCACTCCTGGAGGAAGGCTGCGCGATGCCTGGTAACGGCATGCGTGCTGATCATCCAGGGGACGCCGATTCGGTCGTCGTATCGGATGCACCCAAAGATGACGACAGGCTCACCACGACTGACCAGAACAAATGCCTCTTCGCTTTGCTCCAGGGCGTTGCGCAACTCCTGCTCTACATCAACGCCACGGATAGCCTCGAACTCAAGCCGGTCGGCCTCGCGAACGTTGGCCACGACGTGCGCAATCACCTGTTCGTCGACAGGCCTAAGCTCAGCCCCCGGCCTGGACATTCGGCAACACTCCCAAGATGGTGATGGGTAGCGGATCGCTCTGGCGGATGAAGATCCGTCCGTCGTCCGTCCAATCTGTACTGATACTGATCTCAGCCTTGCCTGTTTTCAGTTCGATAGGCTCGCCGTAGTTCTCCGTCGCACGCTGCTTGTATTCCCAACCGCTCGCGGCCCTAAGACGATCACTCCGAGCGCCGGCCCAAAAGCCGCGACTCTGCTCAAGCAGCACGACAAGCTGGTTGATGCGCTTCTTGTTGCCGAGGAACGCCTGCTGGTTCTGCATGGTGATATCTAGCGTCTCGATTTCGGCAGTGATCGGCAGGCCGATATGGACGACTAGCGATGGACCATCCAGGGTGATGGACCCGCCAGAGACAACGGCCTGAGGCGCTACGTTGCCGTCCGCGAGAATCGAAACCGTCTTCCCCTCAAGATGGCCAAGGCCGCTGATGGTGGTTGCGGCGAAGCCCCAGCGCGTCGCCGAGATCCCGCGCAATGACTCAGGGACAATCGTCTGAGGCTCCACGGAAACGACACCTGGGGAGTCATAGGCGAGAATCTTGACGGTCAGCACATCGCCAATGTTGTTCTCGTCTCCACCGCCGTAGAGGATCAGATAGCGACCGACATGCCCGGGATTGAAAGGAGCCGATAGCGCTTCAAGGGTCAGCGCGTTCGGGTATTTCCAGTCAGTCCCACCGGTCAGCGTAGCGCTCATGGTGCCGCGCCCGTCGTAGGTCAGGCCGCAGTCGACGAAGAACGAGCGGTCATAAACGTAATCGCCGCTTTCGAACTTGTTCAACTGCCGCGACTGCATGCGCTCGATGTAACGCTTGGTAGACCCATTAATCGTGCGCTTGACGATCATGTACAGGATGTCCTCGTCGCCTTCAGGTACAGTAGCTACGGACTCGATCTCGCCGTCTGTATCGTGGCGATGCCAGGCGAAAACCTGCTGTTCAGGCATGAAGGTGAATCCGAGCAACACGCCATCGTTACGGACCATCCACAGGACGCCATTGGGCGTCAGCGTGAACGCCTGATCTTCGATGGTGTACCCACGCAGCAGGTGAGACGAAAGCACGCTCACATCGCTGGGCCTGAAGCCTGCATCGATGTCGTTATAGGCGAGCGTAGACAGCTTGCCGCCACGGGCCTGGATGTACAGCGCAGTATTGGCGTAGACCGCTGGGATAACGCCGCTCGACCCAAAGTAGCTTTGAGCACTGACAGAGATCGATTCAGGAGTGATGCCGGTTTCTTTCGATGAACTGACCGACCACTCCGCGCCTGAGGTCAGCACCAGAAGGTCACGAAGGGATACGAGGTGGCGAATCTGGTTGACCTCGCGGCTGGCAATCGTGAACTCGATGCCGTCATCGTCCTTGTAGGGGCCCGAGTATCCGAAGTTATGGAAGTCCCCGACCCTGCTCATCCAGATGGTTTGAGGCTGACTGTTGCTTGCCGCAAACACAAGCCGCTGCTGGAAGTAGCCTACGACCGATGGATTGTTGCCACCAGTGAATGGGTTGTATCCAATCGGCACAGTCTTGTCGTTGTCAGGCGCGATGTTGATGTCGCTGAACGAGGTGGCGTCTGCCTGGCCGATGTAGCCGAAAACCCCCGATGACTTGTCCTTGTAGATGTTGTAGTGGTCCGCACCTGTTACGGCTGCCCAGGACAGGGTGGCGCCTGGCTTGCCATCCCAACTCGCCACAGTGACGGTATTGCTCGCCCAGGACTCGATAGAGCCTGTGTCCTTCGAACTGACTGCCGTAACCCGGTATCGATAGTTCGTTGTGTCGCCAGACCCGCCAGCGCGCGGCGATCCAGAGAGTCCAGTTGGCGCAGCAATACCCGGCTGGAAAGCGATAGTGGTAAGCGTCCAGTTGGTCGGGGCAAGGCGCTTCAACTCGCGTGGCGCGTAGTTCGGGTGAACGATGGTCAGGACATCGGCAGACTGAGTGAACTTCAGATCGCGCAGATCGGCAGTCGTATACGGACTAGCAATCTCGTAGGGCACCGATCCGCTGACAACCTGGCCGCCATTGCTCACGAAGCGGATATACAGGTTGCCGAACTCCAAGATGTAGGTCTGTTCGGTCGAGTATTGGAATGGGATCAGACGAGTGAAGTTCTCGCTGGCTTTCACCTCGGCAATGAACTTCGTGCCAGAGCGGTTCTGTACGCCACCCTCTGGTAGCACCTGGAAGTTTCGACAGGTGCGCAGACCAGTGTAGTAGCGCGCCAGGTCAACACGGCCATAGGTCGCAGGCGCCATCTCGCCCGCGCTGAAAGACGGCTGAACGAGCAGGGTCATGAGCGCACCGAGATGAAGGAAGATTCAGGCTGCGGACCACGCTGAGCTTCGTTGAAGCTGGCTGCCCCCGCATTTCGGATTTCGTACTGATACTGCTGTTCGCATTTCTCAGCGATGTTCGAGTCACGACTCAGCGCAGGAGCGATCTTTGCCGCAAGCTTCCACGACAGAGCAGACACAAAGATCGGATCGAAAATCTCAGGCGTAGAGAGCTTGGTGGTGTACTCAAGCTTCGCGGGAGAGACAGTCGTCGAGATCAACCTACCGCTTGATCCATTGATCACACGGAACTGGATCGGCGGGATTTGCGGCAACTGGTAGTCGCAGGGGAACGGGTAGTAGCCGACAGGCCACACCGAATTGACAATACGGCGAGCCAACAGGCAGTCAACAGGCATCGCATAGCAGTAGGGATACTCAGGGTCGGGGTTGATCGCCACCTCTGCTAGATCCACGAACGCGGTGGCGAACCCCCACGGAATGGCGCGCAATACCTCGTCAACGCACGGCTCGAAGAACAGGCTGCATTGCTCGGCCTGCGCACTCGCCTCATCCAGGGCGTTGATACGCTCGCTGTTACCGATGTGCGAAAGCGCCATGTTGGCGATGTCTACTATCGAACTCATGGCGTCCCTCGGAAATAGAAAAGGGCCCCGAAGGGCCCTGAGGTGTTACTTGGCTTCGTCTTCTTTGATTTCGCGAAGATTCGGCCCGATTACGCCATCCTCGCCCGGGTCGTACAGAACCTTTTCGCCGGGCTGGCAGATGCGATCTGCGATGTAGCTCACTTCGAGCACTTCACACCACTTAGCGGTTCCGCTCTTGGCTTCTTCTTTCTTAGCCATCAGTCAGTCCTCAGAAGTTGTAGCCTTTGACATAGGCGCGGAACGCCTGGATGTCTTTGGCCAGGAACGCAGAGAACGCACCGGCAGTCAGGGGGCCGGTTGCGACGGTGTAGCGCACACCAACGTACCGGTTGTACTGGCCAGCCGGCAGCTTGATGGCGAGCAGGGTGGTGCCACCGACAAGGTTGGCAAGAGCCAGGGTTGCCGATACGAAGTGCACGGTCGGAGTGGTTGCCAGGTCTGCGGTCGAGGACGACTCCAGGCTGACGGTCACGGTTGCGGCGCCGGCTGCGGTTGCAGTGGTATCGCACTGGACGACCAGATAGATGTCCTCGCCCACACCAATGTCGCGGGTGACGTTGGTGTTGACCGCATTACCACGCGGGTACAGGTCGTAGACGTTGGTGGAAATGGCGGTAGCCGTTACCGCCTGGCTGTCCGAGAACTCGGCTTGCTTATCGACGTACATGATCTTCTCCTTAAACCACGCGGGCTTCGGTGTTGAGGATGGCGTCGACGCGGCGAACCGGGACTTCGCCGAACATGAGCGCAGGCTTGCCGGCCACGTTCTCGTAGGTCAGGGTGCTTGCAGCAACCTTGTTGACGGTCTGGCGACGCAGGAACGAACGGATGCGGCGGGACACGTAGAACACCGGAGTTACGCCGGTCAACCCCTGGATGAGTTCCAGCGCCTGGGTCATCAGGTCGATGATGTCAGCGCCGGAGGCGGCGTTCTTGGTCAGGGTGGACACATCGATGTTCGCGATACGAACGATGTAGCGCCAGTCCTTGACCGCGATACCGGCCTTCCACTGGTACTGATCCATCAGGGCGCGGAAACGGTTGCCGCTGGCATCGAAAGCGTCGCCTTCGCCAAGATCCTTGTGGACCAGACCGGCTTGCGACCCCTTCGGGTAGATACCGTGGACGGTGTTCTCGCCCCAGCCAATCAGCCAGATCGAGGTGTTGGTAGAGCCGGTGCCGCCAGCGTCGATGACGTTTGCAGCGGTTGCGGCAGTTGCGGTGCTGACGGTGTTGAAGCGCGGCGCGATACCGGTGAACGACTCGGGGGTGACGTCGGTGTTGCCGTACATCACGCCACGCTGCATGGCCTGGTTCATTGCCTCCATGAATGCGCGCGACTCAGACAGGCGGAAACCTGCGGTATTGCCATTCAGCATCGCCAGGTCCACGTCAACCTGGCCGCGAGCTTCGAGGATGCCGCATGCCTCATCCACTTGCGCGGTGGTAGATTTGCTCGGCGGAACACCGCTGTTCAGCTTGCGGTAGATCACATCCGGCAGGCCGGTGCGGGTGGTGATGCGCGAGCCGGTGGGCAGGTTGCCCTCATACCAGGGCATGTCCAGCAGCATCTCGTTTTCTTGGGACAGCAGCTCAGCAATCGGCATGATGCCGCCGCCATCCGGGTTCAGTCGTTTTGCTACGTCAAGCAGCGTCGGGACGGTATTGCCAATAGTCGCCATGATGGGGACTCCTTAAGCGGGATAGTTGGGGTACATCCGCTCGGCAAGCGAGCGTTCGGTTGGGACTTCGGTGGTGGTGCGATGCAACTTGCCCTCGGCCAATTGCTGGCCGACTCGGTGGAAGAAGCGGACGACTTCCGGGTGAGATCCCAGCCCGGATTCCTTCAGCATCGCGGTAAGCTCAGGGGTGCCGTAATCGGCCAGGGCTTTCTGTGCGATGCCAACGTTGGCCTCGAAATTGGCGCCACCGAATGTCGCGTCTTGCTTCAGTTCGGACTCCCACTTGGAGACCTGCTGGTTGCGGTACTCGATTGCGGCCTGCTCAGATGCCTGAGCACCCGATGCCTGCCGCTTGGCGTCCATCTCGACCAGCTTGCTGGCCTGTTCCTGGGTCAGACCCAGTTCCTTGAACACGCCGGACCATTCGGCCTGAGCCTCGGCGCTGAAGTCGTATCCCTCCGGGAGGGACTCGAACTTGTACGCGTCGGGTACTGCGGGCTTCTGTTCCTGCTGTTGCGCTTGGGCTTGCTGCTGTTGGCCCTGCTCGGCAGCTTGTTGCTGGCTAGCCTGGGCCTCTGACGTCGCACTCTCGGTCCCGCTTACGGTAGTGGTGGCGGTATCGACTGCTTCGGTCATTGGGTAACCTCGTCGGGTTGTTTGCTGTTCTCCCTGACCATGAGCAGGTACTGCTCAGGACAGAGGGTTCGGATTTCTTCGGAAAGTTTTCGGCCTACCTCATAGGCGCCGAGTAGATAGCTCTGGCGTCCGCCGTGGGTATCGAAGAGGGTTGAGCGGCCTTCGTACCGCGTGTAGCCCAGAAGATCCCAAACAAAACGGCGACCGCTTAGGGTCGCCATCTGAGACTTCACGTCGTCCTCACGCTGCCTTTGCTTCAGGCGCGAGGCTTCCTCACGCTGCTGCGTGATCTCGTCGTCTTCGAACATTTATGCTCCGAGTAGCTGGCCTAAAGCGTTGTCTGGCGTGACCTGGGTTTCGGATAGAAGCTTGGCGCCTTCGATGCCGCTTGCGAGCGCCTGCTGTGCTTCTGCCGCCTGCTGCTGACGGGCGCGCTGTTCGCGGATTGCGGCAACCTCTTCGTCGCCGCGGATGACAGTCGGAACAACGCCAGCCGCTTCTGCGTACTCGTCGACCCACTGGTCCGCATCGAACTTGTCGCGCACCTCGGAGAATGCGCCAGAAAGGTTGCCGATGGTGGCAGCGATACGCTCCAGGCCATTGACCGCACCAGCCTTCTGAGCCTGTGCCAGGATCGAGATGTAGTCAGCCTCGACTACGTTCTGGCCCAACTCTTCCGGAGGCTCAGGCAGCAACGGTTCACCATCGATGATTCCCGCCCAAATCGGCATGGACTGGCGAAGCATGATGCCAAGCACGCGCTCGATGACCGGGTCTAGGCCTTCGTAGTCGACGCGCTCAACAACAGGCCCGAGCATCGCCATCTTCTCTTCGCGGCGTGCGTTGATCTCAGTAGCCGTGCGTACATCGTCCATCTCGCTGATCATCAGGAACAGATCGGTGTAGAACGAGCGGCGAATGCGAGCCTCATGACGCGCAATCTTGCCTTCGATCACCGCGAGCCACTGAGGGCTGGGCTCGTAGATCGGCATGATCGAGTTCTGCGCGCCAACCTGGTCGACGTATGTGATGCTCCCCGGGTTGGTTGAACTCGGCTTGCCTTGCAGCGACATCGGCGCTTGGACGGCAGGATTGGAGCCGGTTTCGGCCATCCGTGCAGAACTGCGCTCATAGAGCTGGAGCGCCTTGATATCGCCCAGGCAGCGACGGCCAGGGCCAGTACCATAGCAGTCGCCTGGCAGAGTATCCCAGCGAACCACGGCTACCGGGAATTCGTGGAAGCCACGATGCTCGAGAACCTTGTCAGGCGTGGCGCTCTTCTCCCATACCAGCGACACATAGGGCAGCAGACGGCTTACCTTTGCGCCTGGCAGGTAGTCGGCGTTTGGCTCGACCATCTGCACGCAGTCGAACCACTGATCTTGGCGCGCCTCTTTGAGCGCATTCTGCGCCTGGGGGCTGAGGTTCTCTTTGCCGAACCGCTCGGCCATCTGAGCCGCAGTCAGCTTGAACTCGCGATAGAAGGCGTTGCACCTACCGTCTGCGCCGTTAGCAACGTAGTACTCACCGGCAGTGAACACCTCGCAACGAATGCCGTTCTTCGGGTCTTCGTCGATCCAGATTGCGCCAGTGCCGAACACGCCCATCTCAAGGTAGGACACATGTTGGCAGTTGTAGAAATTAGAGCGCAACAGCACATCACGAACACGCTCGGTCGCCTCAAAGAGCCACGACTTGACCGGGCCGAACTCCATTGCCTCCTTTGACTGGACGACAAGGTTGAACCACGGCCTGGACCGCGAAGTAAGACCACTCATCATGCCCGCAGCAAGCGCGCCGGCATCCTCGGTGGCCTCGTTGTTGATGATCTTGTTATTGCGCCTGTCGCCCTTGTTTACCTGCTGATCGCACAGCAGGCGGGACCGCATGGGCTGGATGAAGTCAGAAAGCTCGCGCCAGTTCTGCTCCCATGACGTCCGCTCGTTCTTGAGCATCGCCAGGCGCTTTTCCGCGTTTCGGCGCAGACCTTCAGACATAAGGTTTACTCCACGGCCTTCAGTAGATCGCCTGAACATGAATGCAACAAACGACTCAGAACCTGTAACGTTGCAAACGAACGCCGGTAGGCTTCAGAGCCTTGCGCCCCTTCAAGATCAAGGTTTGCGATCTCATTCCGAATATCAGATAGCTGTAGGCTGATGTAAGAAATTGATTGAATGTACGGACGCACATCCTCACCAACTGACATGTCAGCCCCCAAGCAGGGTTTTGGTTGCAGTGGTCGCAGGAGTGCCCAGCGCGCCACCGAGGATCGTGCTGGAGATGCCAGCCATCCGTGCACGGCGGCGGCGGTCCTCGTTGAAGCTGTCGACGTTCTGAGCCTCGTTGCTCTCGATGTCCTTCATCTCAGTGGTCTGAGTCTTCGGCGCTTCAGTGGCGCCAAGCACAGCATCACTCAAGCCGAGCGTTGCAACGCTGGCCACCTTCTTGACTGCTCCGCCCATGGCGTGTGTCCTCAGCTAAATGGGTCGTACGTGGATTGGTGCGAGCCGCCTTGAGATGGCTTGCACTGGAAACGCTGACGTGCATAGCGCCGCATCATGTAGGCGTATCGAGACGCCGAGAGGATGTCGTCGTTCAACTTAACGATCCTCCCCAGTTCGTCGCGGTGATAGCTCATCTTCTCGTCGAAGAAGTCGCTCAAGTGACTGAACACTTTCCAGCGACCGGTAGTCATGCGCTCGTACATCTCGACGAGACCAGCCTCAACGCCAACACCGCCACCCGGCCATGTCGCATGTTCAGGGAGCATCTGCCAGCCTGCGTCTAGATATGCGGCGCGTTGCTGCACCCCAGACGACTTCTCAGACTGCAAGCCGTCGCTCGGCCATGCTGTTGGCACGTGCTGGGCCCAATGCTTCACAGAACCCCACGCAGTGCTAGGCGTGACCTTTGATTTCTTCCAGGCCTGCGCGACATACACAATGTCAGCTTCGAGATCGATCCACAGTTGCACATGTGCCTGCGGGTGATCCCAGCCGAAGTCCATGCCATTAATGACCCAGAAGTGGTCGGGGCATGGGAATGGTGCGCACTTGATCTCGTCATCGCCGAAATCGAATATCAGGCCGGTTCCGAGCAATGGTTCGCCTCGCGTGCGCATATCTCGTTGCCAGGCCGGATAAGCCGCCAACAATTCGCGCTTGATCTTTTCAGAGAGGTGAGGCGCGTCATCCCACGTTGCGCGCTGGATGTATTGGCCCTCACCTGGGTCGTCCATGAACTTCACGACGAGTTCAGTTCGCCCGTTCTCCGGGGTGAACGTCAGTATTCCGCGCCCGCCTCGGCCACCATCACCAGTTGCAGTACGAGTGATGACCTGCGGGTAGATCTCTTTGTCTTCCGGCTCTTCGTCGATGTGATACCAATCGACACTGTCGCCCATGATCGCGTGCTGGCCCTGGCTGTACGACCAGAACTGGGCGGTGGAAATACCACCAGTCGCATGCCTGACCCGCACCTCTCGCATTGCGCCGCTGGTTCCTGTTGCTGACCGCCAATCAACGATTCGATCAGCAGGGATCAGGCCGCCAGTCCACGTGCCGCCCTGGAAGCGACCAAACAGTGGCCCCTGGAGCAGGTCGCGGGTTTTCTCCATCGAATAGCCAAGCAGCCAACACAAGGGGGCATGGCTGAACCTATGCCCCTCCCAGTCACCGGGATAATCTCCCAGCAAATGAGCCGCATCGATGGTAAGCCCAGTTCGAGTCTTTCCGACCCGGTTGGCCGCCATCAGCATGCACGACGTGTTATCAGCGGTAGCCTTGTTGAACTTGCGCTGCCAGTCGTAGAGAGTCTCGAACTGGAGTTTGAATTGTCGCTGGGATTCTCTGCGCTTCTTCTCTTCCAGGTACCCAAGCAGTTCTAATCGTTTAGCTCTACTGGCCGGCAAGCTGAGCGATTCGGCGTTCAAGTTCATCATCTGTCAGGTCTTCATGCGGCGCAGGCTGCTTTGAATCACCATCCAGCCCATAGGCCGTACGCTCAAGAACCTGCAAGTTCTTCATGGCTGACGATAACTGGTAGAGAGTCTTGGCATTGCTAGGGAGGGCGATGGCAGCTTGCATGTTTGCCCTACGCATACCATTGCCATCATCGCGGGTTTCATCCTCGATGGTTTCGTAGATTTCTTCCCGACGACTGATAGTCATCAAGAGATCATCCATCAACAAATCAGCGAGGTTGGTTGCCTTCCGAATGTCACGGCGGTGGCTGCGTATAACCCGGGCGCCCTCTTCGGCCGCCTCTTCGATGATCTCTGCATCACGCTCAGGGTTCGCATAATGCGGATCGCGAACCTCGCCGCGAACCAGCTTGTTGCGAACTTCCTTTCTGACTTGCTCGGAGAGATCACGCTCCCAGCCTAACGCCTTGGCCTTCTTGCGGATCGCGGTGTCACTCACTCCATGACGATCCGCGATAGTCCGAATAGAAAGTGCACCAGCTCGATAAGCGCGCTCAATGGACTCCCAGTCTGCCGTTTTCTTTTGCACGACAGCCTGCCCTTCACTCATGACTTACTCCCCGGTAGCTTCCGGGCTGGTGGTGGTTTCGGGGGCGGGCTGCACCGGCTCAGATGGGGCAGTTACTACTTCCGGGTATACGCGTACCCACTCAAAGGCACGGAACACAGCAACGACACGCCCAGCGTCTGCGTACAGATGCAGCCCAATGGAATCGATGATGTGAGTATTGGCCTCTGCCTTGTGTACGATGCCGTCAGAGGTCTTGACTTCGTAGCTGCTCATTGCTCGTGTCCTTTACGGATGTATTCCTGTAGGGCCTTGATCAGCGCTTCTTTTCGCTCGATGCCGGCTCGGAGATCTGAAACAGTTTGTCCATCAGAGGGAGCAAGCTCGGCTCTTCCTGCATCAGAGCCGGTGGCGGCTCCGGGATGCTGCACTGGACAACTGGCTTTGACGTACACCCGGCGAGCACCAGAAGCGATGTCAGCGCGAAGCTGATCGTTTTGAGCGTTTGCACTCTTCACTGCCTCTAGGTATGTGCGCTCGATGGCGTTGCCGGCTTCTACGCGGCGTTGATAGTCGCCGGCCTGTGCTTTGGCTTGCTCAGCCTCTGCGCGGTACTGATCGAGCTCGTTGCCTAGAACGCTCATGCGCCAGACTGCTGCGGTACCAGCGAGAAGAACAGCCAGCACGCCTACAGCGATGAGCAGATATTTGGTCATAGCCCCTGCTCACACAGTTCCCGCTCTGCCTTGCGTCGATTAACGAGGCCCTTGTAGACCTTGCCTCCTGCATACACCCAGCGGGACAACTCGGCGCATGCACCCTTGACGTCTCCAGCGTTCAGCTTGCGGAGAAGCGTGGACCTGGAGAACTGCGTTTCGCCCACGTTGTAAACGAATGACGCGAGTGCAGCCTTCCGGGTGTCTGGCATCTGGACTGTTGCCAGGCGTTCAACCGAGGAAAAGGATTTGCGTACCTCGGCTTCGAGAAGTGCGTCACATTGCTGAGGCGTTGCCCTGTCGCCAAGGCGAACCCCTGCGGTAATTCCTTCGCAGATCGTGGGAATCCCAACTGGGTCGATGTATGCAACAAGGCTGCGGCCTTCGTGCGCAGCAACCAGGGCACTAGCGATTGCCAAGGCGCCTGTTACGCGCTGCCAGGGCTTCACGTGTCCAGCGCCTTCTTGGCTTGACGCTTAAGCAGCTCGTTGAGTTCCCTTTCTCTGCGGTCTTTTCGGGCCTGCCACACCATGTTGGCAACAAACGTCAGGATGGCCGTGGCGATACCGACGATAATTCCAACATCAGTCAGAGTGAGGCCGGACAAAACAGATATCCCGGCACCCGTGTAACTGGCGGCGGACATTACGCGGTCGTCGGTCATACTTCTTACCGGGCTATTGCACGAAGGAATAAAACGCCCGCGCGGCTGCGGGCATGCGCTGTGGGGAGGCGCAGAAACGAAAAAGCCCAGCGCTAGGCTGGGCTCTGAATGGGTGCTCTCCTCACTCCTCCAACAACACTGACCGGGAGGACTACGCAACCGTTATGGTTTCGCTGGAGTTTCACCAGCTCATCAGGCGCGTTAGTTGGTCAGCCCTGGACACCTACTTGGAGAGCGTCGGTGTCGTTTGCGCGTGCCGGGCTTCCACCGGCTCCCACTTCACTTTAACGCCTGCGTGTCCAAGGCGATCCCGGAGTATTAGGTCGCGGTAGGGCCGGGTCCCACCTTTGACCATCCTCGGCCGCGTAGTCGCAACCCAGAAGGATTTGGTAGCAAGGGCTGACTTATGCGCTAGGTGCTGGTTTGTGGCGGCGCGCATGCGTCCTGATTCGGCGGCAGTTTGCACAGACTAGATCGCATTTCGCTATTTCCTCTAACAGCTTTTTCATGCTGTGAGGGCTGGCAACAAGATTCGCAACATTATCAATCTTCAACTCACCTTCGCGGTGATCGAAGTCCATCACGAATGGCGGGAAGCTATGGCCGCAATCGCCGCACGGATGGCTTTTAAGGTCGTCAACCAGCTTTCTAAAATCATCCTTGAGTGCTGACTTTCTGGCTTTCGCCCGTCGCACATACGCCTCTTTATTTCTCTGGTAGTGCAGCTTTGTAGCGAAAGCCTTACAGGCGTTGCATTGGGAATGCCGACGACCTTCACCTCTGAGAGGGAATTGGGCCAATGGTTTTAGGGCGCCGCACTTGGTGCACTCCTTCTCCATCTACCACTTCTCCACCCTGCGTCGAAACAAAAAGCCCCGGCAGATGCCAGGGCCTCAAAGCCGCCAATCCTCAAACGCGCAAGATCAGCAGGATGGGAAAAGTTTGTTGCATTGTTGCGCCACTGTCAAGCCACATCTGCAATCAAAATGCCTTCTCTTCGAAGAATATTCTCAGAATCATTAAGTGCCTCGTTGATCATTTCATCCAGGGTTCGCTCGACACCTTTCTTCCACCTCCAGTAGGTAGTCCTGTTCAACCCCTGGGAATCCCAAGAGTTGATGTCATAGAACTGCTGAGGCAGGACGATCATGTCACTGGAACGTTTCCCATCGACTCCCTTCAACTGCGGGATAGCCCAGGCAGTTACGGCTTTCATCACGAACAATTGAGGCGCGTGGCTTGCGATAACTGGCACCAGCGCACTGATGGACTCGACCTTCTTGGCCTTGTGAGTGCTGTACTTCGCCACAAGCGCGTTCCAGTGCCGCGGCTTGAGCTGGCTGTGCAGCCGGGCGTGCACCCAGCAATCAGCGTCGATGCGCTTGATGCCTGAAGTGTTCGAGCCCCTGATCAGCCCAGCTAAACCCTCACTGTCGGCATACCCTGGCTGGTAGAGCTTCTGCCAGGCTTGCTTTGCAGTGTTGTCGATGCAGTCCGCAGACAATGCTGAAACAATTGCAGATAGCGCAGATACATAGATAGTCATGGAAACCCCTCAGGAATACCTGGCGAACTCTTGGTGCATTTCTCTGCGTGCAGACAGAAGCGCATGTTCTGCTTCATTGACAGTCCTATGCAGGCCAAGCACCCGTATTACCCCTTCCTGGTCTCGAATCTGTGCACGCCAACGGTTCTTGGCCTTAACCCAATAGACGCCCTTTACCCCGGGTTTATTGGTGCAGGGGGTCTTCCTGTTTCTTGCGTTCTGCCTTGGCGTTGCCAAGCGCAGATTTGCCCAGGAGTTATTCAGGGGGTCTCCATCAATGTGGTCTATATCAAGTTGCGGCCACTCGCAAGTCATGTATAGCCATGCAAGCCGATGTGCCAAATAAGCTCTCTTTCGTATCATTATGCTTACGTAACGGCGAGTACCGCCGATAGTGCCAGCTCTGCTACCAGAGACTATTGAGCCTCTCGATACTTTCCAGATGAACTGTCCCGTTTCTGGATGGTAATCAAGTACGGCCTTCAACTCTTGCCAGGTGACAGCTCCATCTCTTTCGCTGGTGTAGATCATGCTTCCCCCTTAATCAGCCCATATTCACGAAGGATTGCCCACTGCTGGGCGATGTATTCGGCTAGCGTCATGCCGGCTTTGCCTCCTTGCGGAAGGCGGTGGCGACGATCAGGAACTGCGCCATGAAGGCGGAGGCGCCTAGCATTGGATGCCCGCTGAAGATCAGGGCATAGACGTAGAAGATGGATGGCAGGAGCTGAATCCAGAAGGTCCGGCGGATGCGCGCACTGACCTCGTCCTTGACCATGCCGAGAAGCATCCCGATCCAGGCAAGAGCGTTCATGATGACGCAGACGTAGAAGGCGAACTGCGATAGCTGGCCGATGCCGGACAGCAGGGAAAGGCTCAGCGTCATGCTGATGATGATCGAGATGGTGGTTTTCATCAGGCAGTCCTCTTTTTCAGTTCGCGCAGCTTGGCGCGGTATTCGGCCGTGATGGCCTTCAGTTCGTCGTTGGTGTACTTGCGGGGACGGTGATCGGCTTCCATGGCCTCTACGGCTTCCAAGCCGATTCGTTCGATCAGGCCCTCCCGGAACCCTTGGGCAACGGTCAGCCCCTTCCTGGCGTACTTGCTGGATCCGGCGTTACAGGCTTTGCACTGAAGCCATATGTTGGAGGGTTCCAGGCGGTGCTCAGGGCGGGCTCCCTTGCCGAGGAAATGCCCGGCATCAAAGGCGCCGCCAGTCTTCCATCCCTGGGCCGCCTGGACCTCTGCCTGCGATTTCCCGCAACTGATGCAGCCGCTGCCGATGGACAACTCGTAGGTGCGGCGATAGTCGCGCACCGCCTTCTCGGCGTCCTTCACGAAGTCGCTGTGACTCTTCAGCTTCTCCTTCCGCGCCTTGATCTCCCGGCGGTTGCGGTCGGCGATGGCCTTCCGCGCCGGAGCGGCGTGCTTGTCCTTGGTGGCTAGGGCGCAGGCTGGGGAGCACACGCGCTGCCCCAGGCGCTGCGGAACGAACTGGGTGCCGCATTCGGTGTTCTGGCACTTCTTGGGGCGGGGCTGGCGGGTAGAGAGGTTCATACGAACTCCCAAATTAGCGCAGCCGAGGCGAACCAAAGAGCCGATGAAATCTGACCAGTGATGAGCGACAAAAAGGTCATACCGAGAATGAAGATGGTGAACTTGCTCATACCTCCACCTCCCTGCTCTTCTGCTGCTCGGGCTGGAAGTCCCCGCGCAGGGGCATGAGATACCGTTCAGGTATGTAGAGCCGGTCTCCTTCATGGAGCACCCACCAAGCTGGCCGAATCACCCGAAAGGTCTGGCCGTCTTCGGCAAACAGATCACCAGGGGCAAGTCGAGACATCAACTCGACTACCACTCCCGCACTGATGCAGCTGGGGATGTCTTGCAGATTAAGAGCGAGATCGCCAGACTTGAACTTGCTCATGCGGCCTCCCAATAATCACGAGTGGTGAACTTCACTCCGCGCTCAGCAGCGAAGGACTCCATCACAAGGAACATTTCGTTGAACCACTTCTTGGATTGCTTGCGGGTGGAGACGCCTAGGACCACGAAGCCGCCGTTGATTCCGGGAACAGCGTCCTGCTGTTGCACCGCCGCACTGAAGACGTGCTTCCAGCTCTCGTCGTCCAGCTTCCGGCCATACCACTCGACCTGCTGACTGATGTCGCGCAACATGGCCCACATACGCCTGTTTTGCGCATCGCTGCGGGCTTCGTCGTGCAGGCTCCAGGTCTTGCCCTCGGTCAAGTCAACGCGCTGAAGGATCGCTATAGCGCGCTGACGATCAGTCTCGTTGCGCAGGTGAAAGCGTGGATTAGCCACAGCACACCTCCGCAGAAAGGATCACCACGCTGACCGAGGTTCCGGCAAACTCGTTCTCGAAGACCTGCGAGTACTCGTGGTCGAAGCCTTCGAGCAGATGCTTGCCCTTAGCTGTGGCCGGCAGGATTGCGACGATGCGACCGCCAAACGGGTTCAGCATGCTAGAGGCGTGCTGCAGGTGCGTCTGCCACCGGCCCTCGCTGAAGGGCGGGTTCATCACGATGCGGTCGAAGTATCCGGCGGGCTGGAACTTCAGGAAGTCCGCCTCGATCACGTTGTGGCCCTTGGCCTTCAGGATGGAGCAATGCAGCGGGCTGACCTCGACGCACAGCGGAGAGGGCATCAGGTCCGCCAGTCCGCCCTGGCCCGCGCTCGGCTCCAGCCAGGCCATGTCCGACTCGGCGCCGACCATCGCCCGGTCGATCGCCACTTCGGCGACGCTCGCCGGCGTCGGGTAGAACTGGTGGCTCTTCTGGTCCGGAATGCGGCCGTTGCAGATGACCTCGTTCAGCACCGGACCGGGCTCGTAGTCGAAGCGCCAGAACTCGCAGCCGCCTTCCTTGTCGCGGACGGCGCCGAGCGCTGCCAGCACCTTCTTGGCTTCGGCGATCGCGGCCTTGTCGTGGTCCCCGTTCTCGAAACGCCGGGTCCGCGGGATGTACTTGAACTTCGGCTCGTTGAAGCCTGGATTCTCGATCCTGCGCCAGCCCGGCTTCATGCCGGCCAGCAGCGCTAACACCGCGAACGGCAGCAGCTTGTCGAACAGCTCGAAGCCCTTGATTTTCTTAGCGCGCTTCGGCTTGGTCCGGAACTCGGCCGGGATCGCGGCCGGGTACAGGCTGGCGAGCACGCCATTCAGGCGCCACGCGATGTCCGGGTGCACCTCCAGATGGGCGGTGCCAACGCCGTTGTAGATACGGATGCGGAGCGCCCCTCCATCGATCGTCATCCACTGTCCGTTGTCTTGGCGCGCGACGGCGAGCACCGTATCGGTGGCGCCGTACTTCGGCTCGTCGCGGCCCATGAATTTCGCGATGACGCAGCGCAGGTCATTGATCACGCCGGCGGTGGAGTGGTCGACGGAACCCCAGCCGTTGATCGCGCGCAGCAGGATCATGCGCTTGTTGAAGCCCTGCGGGCAGTTGGTCACGTGCTCCTTGCTCAGCGAGCGGAAGATGCCGTCGACGCGCTCGGCGAAGAACTTGGCGCGGCTGTTCAGCAGTCCAGCCAAGGTGCTGCGCACGGTGGTCTCTTCGAACTCCGGCAGCGGCGGAAGCTCGGGCTCGCGGGTGTAGTTGTTGGTCTTGCGCCCCATCGGGTTGCGGATCTGCTCGAACCACTCGTCGCGGCGCTTCTGCGGCATGTAGTCGAGTACGTCGGTCATCTTGAGCGCGCGGTTCCAGAAGTCCGCATTGAGCTGCGCGATCGCCGGCTGGACCGCGAACAGAGTGTCGACGGTCTTGGGCAGGCTGTAGCGCTGCTCCTCAACGTTGCCTTCGACGAAGTAGTGCAGCACCGCGGCGTTCTGACCGGAGCGCACAGCTGCGGCCAGAGCCTCAATGTTGGCACGGGTAGCGCTGTACTGGCCGATCAGTCCATCCACGATGTCAGCTGACATTAGGGCAAAAAAATGGGACGCATCATCAATTACGTCACCGGAGAAAACTCTCTCTACACTACCCACATCACACCTCCAAGCTCTCAATCATCACGTCATTGCGCGCAGTGCAGACGGCTTCTGTTACCGGATCGCAGTCGTACACACCGATCAGTTCGCCGTTTACGATCTCGCCGTCGCGGCACTGTTGTTCGGCTTCGCGCCATGTATTGGCCTCGACCTGGCGACCGTAGGTGCGAAGGCCTTCCATGCGGATCAGTTCGAACTTAGACATGGGCAGCCTCCTTGTGCCTTCTGCATGCCTCCGCAGCAGACTCCTTGCTTCCTGGCGGGGAAATAAAATTTCCCTTGTACGAGGCCCGGAAAAGGGCCTCCGTTTGCAACATGTACTTGGCTATCGAGTACCCATCGGGCCTCCTGACGAGCCATTCGTTGATGCGCTCCCATCTCAAGAGGCCTCCCTAATTCTTTGCATGAGCAGGTCGTTGTAGTCCTGGCCGCGTGGGCAGTCGCGACGGACCTCAACGGGGATCTTGTGTTGCAGGATCAAGCGCCGGGCGAGAGATTCAGCCGCAGCCTCCCCGGTGTGGGAATGGTCGACATCAGCGAAGATCGTCACTTGCTCGACGCCGGCAGGAAGCTTGAAGCGATCCATGCGGCCGGCATCGCCAGTTGCCCAGCAAGGGACTCCGTAAAGCTGAGTGGCGGACAATGCAGTCTCGATTCCCTCGGCCAAGCCAAGATGAATGGATGGCTCGCAGAGACGGATAACGCAATCTCCGGTCTGGCCAGGGGTATAGAGCTTCTGGCTGTTCAGTGATGCCTTGCGCCCCTCCTTCGTGATGAAGGTCAGGTGATAGCCTTTTCGCTTTCCCTCCACGTCGAACATGGCTGCGACCATAGCCGGCGAAGACACCTTGTCGCTCCAGTTCCATACGTTCTGGTTGAATCGCAGGAAACTGCGGGGAATCGCCTGGATACCGCGAGACCGGAGATAAAGGACAACAGGATCAATGTCAGCCAGCGGCACGTTGCCTTCGTGGATCCGCTTAAGAAGACCGCGATAGTCGCGCTCTTGCCTCACCGCCTCCCGCAGAGAACCAGCCTTGTTGTCTAGGTCCTGGGCTAGCTCCTTGAAGCTCATCCCGGTTACAGCCATCGCCAGTTTGAAACCATCACCAGCCCCACAGCCGTTGCAGTAGTACGAGCCAGAACCTTCTTTGTCATCGAAGCGGAAGCGATCCTTACCCCCGCAGATTGGACACTCAGTGTGCTTCCCGCTGAGTTGTTTCTCGGTTAGTCCGTAGGAGCAAAGTGCGTCAGCCCAGCGGCCAACCATGCGTTCCGAAGTCTTCATGCCGCAGTCCTCCGCTTCGCCCACTTGATGTTGATATGGCGAACCCACTTCTCGATCTCGGGGGTTGGGTGACGCGGAGCGATGCTCTTGGTATCGCGCGGGGCGCTGCCGCAATATTCGCGACACTTGTGCCAGGCCCAGCCAGGGTTATGCCCATGCTGCTGGGCGTATCCGAGGAGCTGCGCGAAAATTGATTCTTTCTCGGCGCTGCTGAACGTGCGCTTCTTGGAGCTACCGATTGGCACCAGCTTGCCGTCAACCCACTCGACGTCCTCGTGAGCCTGTGGCTTGAAGCCGCAAGCAGGGCAGATGCTGGTAGCGAAAAGGTGCGAGCATTTCGGGCATGGGCGGGGAAGACGTTCTGCCTTCTCTTTGTTGCGCTCGCGGCGGTCGCTGTTCTTACCGGCGCCATCGTCCAGCTCGGTCGGCAGAGGCTCGGTCGGCACTCCGTTGCGAAGGCAATTGCCAGCATGGTCGATGATTACGCAGTCGGACTTACCGTCAGCCGGACGGAGGCCGCGCCCCATCATCTGGTAATGCATCATCAGTGACTTCGTAGGACGCGCAAGGACTACGCAGGAAGTCTCTGGGGCATCGAATCCCTTGGTCAGTACCGCGACGTTGCAGAGAACGCGGATGGAGCCATGGCGGAAGTTCTTGATGATCTTTGCCCGCTCATGCTCGTCCATGTAGCCGTCAACATGAGCAGCGAGGATGCCAGCCTCGGTGAACTGACGGGCCAGTTCGCGGGAGTGGGCAACATTGCAACCGAAGACTACGGTCTGACGCCCCTTGGCAAGCTGTAGCCAGTTGGTGACGACATCGCCCATGATCTTTGCGCTGCCCATGACTTCCGCCAGAGCATCTTCCGCCCAATCGCCATCCGTGCTGGTCTTAATTCCCTTGAGGTCAGGGATGCTTGGCGCGTAGCAGTTAGCAGGAACAAGGAAACCTTGGTCGGTCAGTTCTGCCAGGGTCGCCGAGACAACTAGACGACCAAACACCCGTCCCAATCCCTTGCGGAACGGCGTAGCACTCAGTCCAATAACCGGAATCTTCCGACCCACGCACTCGGTGATGATCTCCTGGTGCATCTTGTGCAGAACGTGAGCCTCATCGATCACAACCAAGTCAGGCTTAAGGTGATCGGCAAGGTCTTTCCAGCGAGACCGAAGGGTCTGGATCGTGCAGACTTGAATTGGCTTGCTGTAGTCCGTCCATGAGTGATCGCCCTGAATAACGCCTACTTCCAATCCATCCTCGTAGAAACGCTTTGCCGCTTGGTCCACCAGTTCCAACGAGTCAACAATGAAGAATGCTCGCTTCCCTTTCGCACAGGCGCCGATCTTCATGGCAGATGCAATCGTGGTTTTGCCGGCACCGGTTGGAGCCATCAGCATCTGCACAAGATGACCATCGCGGATGCCACGACGCAGGTCGTTTAGCGCATCACTCTGGTACTGCCGCAACGTTTGAGCCATAATCTTCCTCGCTCTTTGAGCAACGCCCCGGTCTGTCCTCGCCGACTGCGGGGCGTTTTTGTTTCAGCCTTTCCAGGCCCAACCAAGGGAAGGCTCGCGTTTCGCCTCCCCACCGAACTTCGCCTCAACCATCCGCATCGCGTTGGCGGGCGCATAACCCTTCCCGATCAACCAGTCGTAGTAGCCGTTCGGGTCCGGCTTCCTTTTCTTCCCATCCATGGGAGCGCTCTGCGCTTTCCCCTTACGCCGTCGAGTCATCTCACTCACTCCTGGTCGGGGCTTTTCCTGGCTTGGCCGTGTGTTTCATGCATACCAAGATCAAGAGGGCACCCGGCCCAACGAAATTTTCCGGAATCGGTTGTCTTTCGAGCTCGCTATACCTGGCTGGATGGAGCGACATATGCCCTCCAAACACTCCGGCTTTTCTTTCACCGGATAACTCACTTGCCGCCAGGGTTGGCATCCGAACAGTGACCGCTTGCTCGGATACAGGGCCGCCCTCCTTCCAGAATCCCCTCGCGCCTCCGCAGTCACCGGCCCGTCTCGCCGTCACCTGCTTGCAGCTTCCCCGCGTCCTGGCGGTTGGTCCGACTAAGCTCTTGGGGCGTTACTCCCTCCACTTGCCGGACGCTCGGGGGCTGGTGTTTTCGCCCCGTGCTCTGTACTTCACTTTCACCGCTGCGCCTGCTCGGAGAAGGCGCTTTAACCATCACTGGCCGATGAGGCTGTAGTTCTTGCGGGCCCTTGCTTCCTGCTCGGGGTTTAATTGGCTGGCTGTCATGTCAGGCGGCCTTCTGATCAGCCTTCAGCTTGTTCTTGCTGATGACTTGAAGTTGGTACTGGCGGCCTACGGGGATCGACTCTCCCCACTGCGTGACAGCGCTCGGCCGGATGCCCAGGGCCTCAGCGAGCTTCTTTTTGGAGCCAAAATGCTGGATGGCTTCGTTCATGTTCATTGCGCGTCCTCGCGTAGCAATGAACCAATTTCAGCACACTGAAATAATGTTCGCAACAGGCTTCCGAGTTTTGCACTCACTTAAATTAAGCTGTCTTAACATCATCGGATGAACAGAAACGAACGAATCGCGCGAGCCATCCAGCTCAGCGGAAAAACGAAAAGTGAAATCGCAAAACTTTGCGACGTCGCGCCCTCAGCCGTCACTCAGTGGATTAATGGCGACAGCAAGAGCCTAAAGGCGGAAAGCGCCTTCGCCCTTGCGAAAGCCACCGGCTTCCGCGCGGAGTGGATAACGCTTGGGTCTGGACCAGAGCGCGCCATTGACGTAGGTCCCGACCACAACCAAGGCGAACTTGTCGGCTTGGTCTCTGCCTGGGATGCAGACACGCCGCTTGAGGATGACGAAGTAGAACTGCCGTACTACTCTGAGGTGGAGCTTGCCGCAGGAAACGGTATGACGGAAGTCGTTGAAATCGCTGACAGAAAGCTTCGGTTCTCAAAGGACACGCTTCGGTCAGCAGGCGTGGAGCCGGAATGTGCCGCAGTAGCCCGAGTTCGTGGGCGATCCATGGAGAGGCTGATCCTCGATGGCGCCGCTATCGGCTTCGACACCAGCTTCACACACATCGTCGACGGTGAGATCTACGCCTTCAATCAGGATGGAATGCTTCGCGTCAAGTACCTCTATTCGATGCCCGGGAACTCAGTCCGCATCAGGAGCGAAAACAGCGACGAGTACCCAGACGAGATACTGACATCCGATCAATTCAGTCAAATCACCATGCTCGGACGTGTCTTCTGGTGGTCAACGGTCCGCCGAGCCCCGCGCCGATAGCACCACAAGCCGGACACAGGCCCGCCAAGTGCGGGCTTTTTTGTGCCTGACGATCTCGTCAATTTCAGCAAACTGAAAATATTTTCTTCAGCAGGCTTGACTATGAATTTCAGCAGACTTAAATTTCATCTCAACGCCGCAGAACAACGCAGCGCCAGGCCACCGAGCCGCGCTCTTTAAAAACCAGATGGACGCCGAGCTGGCCGATGCATAGCCAGCGGACCTATCGCGCAACGGTAGGCGGCAGCGGACAACATTCCGTGCCGGGCACAGGCCACTCAAGCGAGATTGAGGCCAGTAACGATGGATAGCCGACCGAGGCACGCTTCCCGGGCAATCGTGAAAACCTCGCGGGTAAGCGACCGCAGCCTGTGCAAGAAGAAACACCCCGATTTCTCAGATGCGCTTGGAGACAGGCGCATCGAGGAAGTCAACACGCCCTGGAGGGCAAGGCGATGAAAACTGTAACCCTCTATGAAATCCGCGAATACCAATACGAAGGCGCCGGATACTCCAAGGTCATGAGCAGCAAGCTGCGCGACCGTAAAGCCGCAACCAAGCTGGTCAAGCGCCTTAAGAAAATGGGTCACAAACGCGTCTTTGCTAGCCCGATGAAGGTTGCCGCATGATTAGCCTGACTGAATCCCAGCTAGAGGCAGTCTCTGACTGCCTTCGCGAATGCGGGTTTGATTGTTCAGACCTGGACAATGACCAGCTAACGCAAATCATTCAGGCCGTTCTGGATGGATTAGATATTGAATTTTCAGACTAACTACCACCTCCCCGGTTCGCCGGGGCATCAACGAACACCAGCCCCCGGGCAAGAGAGGAATCCATGCCAGACCTTGGCGAGTTCGCAGCGCTGTTCGTTGTTCTGTTTCTGACTATGTATTGGTGAGGTGAGAGATGAGTTACACGAAGAAAGACTATTACGCCGAATGCCTTAGTGATGCTTTTGATTCGGCAGGCATTGAGGCAACTAGCGAACAGATCGCTGCGATTGCGCGCGATGTTGAACTCGCGGTAGAGCATCAAGGCATGGCTTTCTACGAGCCACCTGCATCTGATCGCTACAACGAGATAGAGCGCGAGTGGAAGAAAAAGTACGAAGCTCTGAAGAAGGAGTTTGAGCGCTACACACATAACGCAGAAACGGCGGTTCGACGTGCACTTCGTCAGCACCGTGACGCAAATGTCTCCATCGGTGAGTACGGCGAAGTGCACCGCCACGATGGCAGAACAACGCAGATTCAATGACCAAGGCCGCCGCCTAACCGCGCCCTTGCGCATACACACTGGAGGCGAGATGTCATACGGACAGGCGCTGGAGTACGTTTGCCAGCAATACGGAGTGCCAGCGCACATTGGCCGCATGGTGATCGCCTGCGGTCAGCCCGGGATCATTGTTGAAGATCGCGGCAATTACATCGGCGTTACGCTGGACTCTGACCCAACCAAGGCAGTAAACAGCTACCACCCAACTCATGATGTTGAGTACCTAGGGATGGCTCGCCAGATGCCGCTCAAGGAATGGGAGGTTCTGACTGGTGACTTCGACTGGTTTCAGGTCGATTACCTGATCGGAGACGCACGCCACTACGTACACAGGGTTTACGCCGAAACCCGGAGCAAGGCCAAGTACAAGGTGTTCAAGGATCTTGAAGAGGTCTTTGACAGCGCTGAGGCAATGCTGTGCTTCAAGGTTCGCAGAGCCCGCTGACTTCCCCGGCAAGGACGCCACCCTTCAATGGGGATGAGTCCCGCGCAGCGGGAGATGTACTAGGTACCTGCGGCCGTCCCTGCTTCGGCATACGAAATGAGTCACTGAATGGGTCCGCGCCAAGTCAGTCGCCGGTGAGACTCCGGCACATCCCCACCCTACCCCTCATTAGCCCGGCAAGTCCGGGCATTTTTTCGCCTGTATGACGACAGCGATTCGGAACGCTGCCGCATGCACGCGAACGCGAGGTGAACATCATGTCATTCCAAACAAAGGAAACGCGCAAGGCTCGCCGCCGACACCTGTGCGAATGCTGCTACCGCATTGTGAATGCAGGTGAGCGATACGTGAAGGTCGCCGGCCAGAACGAAGGTGACTTCTACAGCGCCAAGACGTGCTTGGCCTGTGACAGCCTCATACAACTGGTATGGGAAACGGCAGGCCCATACGACTACCCGGATGGTCTGGCATTCGATGAGTTCTATCAAGCTGCCGAAGACCTAGATCTAGCCTGCCGGATTCCGCAGGAAAACAGGAGGGCAGCCGCATGAACACCGCATTGAAATACGCCCAGGAGCGCTGGGACAACGCGCTGCCGCCTGATGATGACGGCGACCGCGAGTATGTCACCGCGCAGGTAGGGAAGCTCCTGAACTGCGAGGACGGTGATTGCGTGCCGTTCCATGACCGGAAAGAGAGGCCCTTTATCGGGCCGGAGTTCACGGTCTACGGCTTCGCCGGCTTCGTTCCGGAGTGGCTCGCCGAGGTAGACAGCAAAGAGTGCCCGATGACGCAGCTACTACTTGCAGTTCGCCGAGGCGACCTGGAACTCGCACAACGCATCTGGTTCCGCGCATTCGAAGCAACGCTGATCGAGAACGCTGAACGACTGGTTAGGGAGAGACGAGCATGAGCATTGACTGGAGCAAGGCGAACGGCAGCGCAGTAGCAGCACTGATCGCCAAGAAGAACAACATCCACTACCCAGGTTTTGAGTTTGTTTCTGGTTATCACCGGACCGGCTGCATGATTCGCGCGACATCCGCAGATGATGGGAGCCCACTTTCTGTCCCAGAGGATGTATGGGAAATAGTCGAGCGCCCTGTCACATGGAACGGCCAGGGCCTGCCGCCGGTTGGGACTAACTGCGAATACCGAAGCAACGATGGATGGCTTCAGTGTGAAGTCGTTGCGCATCGTAACAACGCAGCGGTTGTACTCAACCACCACTACGAGGCCGATTTCGTGCCGCCTCAGGATTTACGCCCCATCCGTACCCCTGAGCAGATTGCCGCCGACGCGCGGGAGAAGGCGATTGAAGAAATGTGCTTCGCAGAAGAGACGCTGACGGTTAAGCAAGCCAAAGCGTTGTTTGACGCCGGCTACCGCCGCCAGGAGGAAGGGAAATGACAACCCCTATCGTGCAATCGATCAGTGATGAGCAGTTGGCGGAGTTGGAAGGGTATTCGCAGCATCCCGCATTCCTCGGCGACGAAGACTCAGCAATCACCATGGGAGAACTGCGCGGTCTGATCGCCCGCCTGCGCGCTGCTGAGGCTGATGCTAAGCGCTGGCGTCATGCGCGGAACATCCTGACCGTCGAGGCGATTGAGTCAGCTCAATCTGATTACATCAACTTCGGTTTGCCGCCTGCTGAAAGCGAAAGCATCCGCGCAGATAAGGCCATCGACGCCGCGATGGAGCGCACGCCATGACCATCACCATAGACCTGAAAGAGGCCGCCCAAGTCCTGATCTTCGGCGGCTTTTTTGTGGGCAGCGTGTTCATGTTCGCCGTGGCGTTTGTTGAGGTAGCGGGGCTATGAATACTAGGCGCACAGCAATCTGGCTAGGCAGCCTCTTCGGCGGACTGCTGTACCTGTTAATTCTGGCAGCCGGCCCGATCTGGGGCGGCATCATCACCGCAGAATCTACGGTCACTGGCCAATAACCCCTCCCTTCACTGGCTGCGCATGCGCGGCGAGGATCACTCATGCATATCCAAAACATGCGGCTATGGGATCAGGTTCAAGCAACTGACCCATCGGCCACCAAGAGCGCAAAAGTCGATGGTCAGCAGATCACGTCGATCAGCGGCCAGCACATGATCATGAAGGCTACCCAGATGTTCGGCCCTGTCGGGATCGGGTGGGGCTGGACGGTCATCGAGGAGCGCTTTGACCAGGGTGGCCCGATCTTCCGTGAAATCACCGACGCTGAAGGCAAGAAGGTCAGCGAACTAATTGGTCACGAAGTCGGGCACACCGTGCGCATCAAACTGTGGTTCGAATTGGACGGCAAGCGCGGAGAGGTAGAGCAATACGGTTGCACGCCGTTCTCCTACCGGTCCAAGTGGGGAATCACCACCGACACCGAGGCGCCGAAAAAATCACTAACGGACGCCGTGAAGAAATCTCTCGCGATGCTCGGGTTCAGCGCGGACATCTTCCTTGGCTTGTTCGACGACCGCGACTATGTGGAAGCACGTCGTGAAGAGGAGCAGATCGCCAAGGCCGAGGACCAGCAGGCCGCAGAAGAGCAGGCGAAGGAAGAGCGCCTCGCCTACATCAAATCGATTATCGAGACGATGCAAGGCGCCCAGTCCCAGTACGAACTGAAGAAGATCCACGACGTTGCCGTGCGCAAGCTCACTGCGCGCAAAGACGATAGTGGGGTGAAGCGCATTGCTCGCGAATTCTCCGAGCAGATCAAGCGATTCACCGAGGAGAAGGCGGCATGACCCAACTCTACAAGCTCACCGAGCAGTTTCTTGAACTTGCAGCCCTGGCAGAAACGGCTGATGAAGGCATGGCTGTGGCTGTCCGGGACACCATGCAAGCAATCGGGGGAGAGTTCGAAGAAAAAGGAAAGGCCCTGGCAACGGTCGTCCTGAACATGGATACCGACGTAGAAGCGCTCGACCGTGAAATAGAGCGACTGAACGACCGGAAGAGGGCAATCAAGGCTCGCCAGGACTCGATGAAGGAATACCTTCGGGAAAACATGGAAGCGGCTGGCATCAAAAAGATCAGTTGCCCCCTCTTTTCCATCACCTGCGTTGAGGGGCGAGAGATCGCCGTGATCGACGACGAAAAGAAGCTGCCCGACGAACTGGTCAAGGTGAAGGTCGAAACCAGTCCTGACAAGAATGCAATCGCGCGGGCTTTGAAAGACGGCAAGGACGTACCCGGCGCTCACTTGGAGCGTGCGAAATCTTCTATCCGGATCAAGTGAGGATGATATGCGAACCGTACTCAAAGCCACATGCGGCAAACATTCCAAGGAAATCCCGGTTGAGCAGATCACCCACTTCGTCGCCGAGGACAAGTACGTCATCGCGTACTACCGGGAAGGCTTTCTGGTTCTGAGCGATGCGCTCAAGACCCTGGAATCAGAGTTCTCCGCCGAGTTCATCCGCACCCACCGTAAGGCCCTGGTTCGCCGGTCTCTGATCAGCATGTTCAAGCGCCGGCCCGACGACACCCAGGCCGGCGAAGTGCTGCTGCTCGGAACCGAGAACTGGATACCCGTCAGCCGCAGTCACTCGGCACAGATCAAGTCGGCGATGGGTGCATGAGGGCCATGTCATGTACATCAAGAAAGACGTCATCGAGGTCATCAAGTATGCGGCGATGATGGCGGCCTGCTCTCGCCAGTCCTGGGGAATCTACCCCATGAACCAGGGCTACAAGGCCATGCCCTTCCGTGGCGACTATCACCGCGTCGTCGAAGTCTGCCATCCCTGAACCATTCCTAATGCCTGACGCTGCATTGCGGCGCGGCGGACCATTGCCTGGAGAAAGTCATGAGGCTGACCAGCATTCCACGCATCAAGAGCATCAACCTGAGTCAAAAACGTTTCGAGCGCCGCCGTCGCCTGTATGCACGAAAGATTCACTGGGAGCTATTCGGCGGGCCTCTAGGGGGGGCATGGCTATGTACGCCTGGAACCCTGAAGTTCAGCATTCCAGGCTGGAGCGGCTACTACGACGGCGAAAACAAGTGGGTGGAAGCATGAACACTCACGAATTCATCAAGAAGCAGGTAGACCAGCAGTTGCAGCGCGACGGGTTCCCTTCGGGAATCTGCATGGTCATCGCCGACGAGGCGCTTGATTACTACAAGCGCAAGCAGACCTTCCCCAAAGGCGCCTTCAACGAGTGCATGGTCTTCGCCCGAAAACGAGCGAAAGAGATGACCGGCAAGAAGAAGTCCGCCTGACCCCGAACAGGAATAACCCCATGCACCAGCTAACAGCGAATCACCGCCCTTGCGGTGTGACGGTCACCGGCTGGCCTGAAGAAAGCCAGCTCATGACACCGGACGACATTCTGCGCATCGCGAGAGCGGTTAAGCAGATGGCGATCAACCAGTCCCAGGGCGCCGATGGCGTTCGGGTCTACCCGGAGGATGAGCCATGCCATTCGACGAAAGCCCCGCAGTCCGCCGCATAAACGCCCTCTGCTCTCCCGCGCCAGCACGCTACCTGCACATTCCCACCGGCATTCACTGGGTCGTCATCGACAGCCTGGGCAATGTCATTCAACTCGAAAACATCGAGCGCCGGCGCCGACTGATAACCGTTTCTGACCTCGAAACCGAGGCCTGGAGAAAGCTCCCATGAACAAAGCGAATGAATGCACCTGCCCTTCTGGCGACGGCTCCCTCGTCCATCCGTGCCCGGCACATCCTGCGGTAGATCAGGCAGACGTAGCTGCCAAGCTGACCTTCATCAACGGAAGGCCCGCCATGTGCGGGTGCCAAGTGGAATACAGCGACGGCGGAGGCGAGTACTCCGACGTAATCTACGTGACGCTGTGCGCCAAGCACTCTGGCAGCGCGATTCTGGATCTGGTGGCGACCAACCGAATCGCACTGACGCCGGAGTACGAAGGCCAGTGGCACGCCGACCTCTACCTGGATCGGGAGATTCCTCTTGCGAAGGTCGAGGGCGCGACGCCGGCCGAGGCGGTCCTTGCCCTCATGTCGGCAGAGCGCATCGACCCCGAACAGGAATCGGTAGAGCAGGCAGGCGGGGATGAACGTGCAGTTGATGGAAAGCCCCGTGCCACCAAATGCCCTGATTGCGGCGAAGGCGATCTGATGCCCGGCGACCTTTGCGCCTGCGGATATGAAACCGATCCGGCAGCCGGTTACGCATGTTCCGAATGTGACGGCTCAGGCGACGGTTATGTCGGAGAAGTCTGCCGCGAATGCGACGGCAGTGGCTGGTTCGTAACCCCGGAGCAGGCCCGCGCCGCGCTGGCGCAACCCTCTCCGACGCTACCGCCTTTCGCGGAGAAGGTGCTGGCCAAGCTTCGCCGCTTCAACGAGTGCGCCGAGGACTCCGACTCTGGCGGCGTCGATATCGGCAGGCACTGGCTCGATCTACTTACCCAACTAGGGCTTCTCAACCGGGTTCAGCGCAGCCCCGCACTTTGGGAAATCAGCCAGCAGGGTGAAGACTTGCTTGGCCTTGATGTTCCAGAAATCGAAGTGCCGGATAGCATGATAGAAAAAGCATGGCAGCGATTCGAACGGACTCTCCAGCAGCTCGAAACGCCAGGGCAGGCAGAGCAAGCGGAACAGGCAGAGGTGGAGCGGCCGGAGGTAGTGGCTCGCGTCGTGCATTCGAATCCTATCGTCCTCGGTCAGTGCGGTCCGCTCAATGCAAACGATGAACTGATGACTGTCGCGCAGCATGCAGCCAGCGTCGCCCGTTGGGCAGAAATGTTCAATCGCGTGGAGCAACAGCGCGACGCCGCCCTGGCCAGGGTCGCGGAGCTGGAGGCATGCGGGGCTCCTGCGCTGCTCGCCGCAGCCGACTACTTCGCAGAGCGCGCCAAGGGCCCGTCGCCGGGCTGGGTCACGCTGTCCGCAGTCGCCAAGGAGCTGCGCGTTCGCGCTGATAAAGCCCCTGTAGCCCAGGCTCAGCAACTCCACGACCTGGACAAACAGTGTCGCGATGACGTGGCACGTGCGCTTGGTTTGCGCCCGAATCAGGAGCGCGGCTTCGCCTGGTCCTACCTGTTGGCGTCGATCAAGTCATGCGTGAAGGCCTCCGAAGATAGCGCCCAGGCTCAGCACAGCGTGCCGGAGACGACCAATGAGGAAGCTAACTCTTTCCTGCGTGTCGCTGACGCTGGCCAGTTCAAGGACAACGCAGTCGCTGTGCGGACGGCGGCAGTCATCATCCGTAGCCTGCTGCATCGCCCGGCCCTCATGCAATCCATTATCCGCCACCGTATCGGCCTTACCCCGGAGTACGAGGGGCAATGGCACGCAGACTTGTACGGCGAAGATGGCGAGGTTCAACACCACGCTGAGGCTGACACGCCAGATGAAGCAGTGCGCGCGGTCGTAGCACTCGCCGCCGCGCCCTCCCAGGCTCAGCACAGCGTGCCGGAGGGGTGGGTGCAATCACTGCCGCTAAAGGATCACCAGCCTTGCAAGCCGAACGAGGATAGAGCGAACGGTTACACAATCCCGATCTATTCAAGGCCGGTTCTTGTTGAGGAAGCCTTGCGTAAGTTACGTGCTGTCCTCTGCGACCCAATTGGAAACGTTGTCATTGACGGCAGTGATGGTGACCGAGAAGAGGTACAGCGAGCGCTCGGTATGCTCGCCGCCGCGCCCGGCAAGGAAGTGCCGCAGGCATGGCTCGACGTTCAGGCAGAGCGCCGCCGGCAGATCACCACCGAGGGATGGACGCCGGAGCACGACGACCTCTATTGCGCCGCCGAACTTCCGCGCGCCGCAGCGGCATACATCCTCAACGGAGCCAATGACGAGGCGCCGGCTATCTGGCCGTTCTCGGCGAAGTGGTGGAAGCCGAGAGACGCGCGTTCCAACTACATGCGGGCCGGCGCATTGATCCTGGCCGAGATAGAGCGCCTGGACCGCGCGGCCGCGGCCGGCAAGGAGGTAGGTCATGAGTGAGGAACACTACGAATCGAGGCTGGCAAGCAAGTGCCAGGGAGTCGCCCGGTGCCTGAGCTACAACGGGAACCGGCACGAAGCAGAGGCCAAGCATGTCTTGCTGGAAGCCTCTCACATGCTCGACAGCCATGCAGTCCGGGTCCATCAGAAAGCCGACGGTCTTCTGATGGTAAACGCTCGCGGCAAGTCGCGATTCATGAACTGGCGCGAACGGCTCGCACGCTGGCTGCTTAAGGGCTCATTGGAGATTCGGCCATGAGTGAAAGATACCGAGTAGAGCAGACAGGAAAAGGGTTCTGGCCCTATTGCGTCAGGGCCGGAAATGGCACGCGCGATCTGTATGTGGGGCACAAAAAGACCTGTGACCGAGTTGCGGCGGAACTGACAACTGCGTTCAGGGATGGAGAATTTGTTGGCAAGGGACTCTACGACGCCCTCGCCGCCGAGGCCCAGGCGCTAAGGGAGGAAGTCGCAGCACTGCGCGCAAGGGTGGTGGTTGTGCCTGATGGGTACGCGCTTGTGCCGGTTGAGCCAACTCGGGAGATGTTCATTGCCATCAACAAGGAGAACGACAAGGCCTATGCCGGTGGCTGTCATCACGGCGCACAGTTTGAATGGCTGTGGGCTGCTGCGATTGAAGCCGCTCCTCGCCCCAACGGCCTGACGGTCAGCGAATCAGCGCTCGACACGCTGCGAAAGGCCGCGTCAGGAGAGGTCAAGCACCTGAACAACGGACTGTGCCCTGATGACATTGACGGGCACGAAGCACGCGATCCGGACTGCCCGGTATGCAGGGCGCTACTTGATACGGAGAGCAACAATGTCTGAACTAAAACCCTGCCCGTTCTGCGGATGCTCGATGCGCCTAGAGAGCAACCGCGACTGGCATAGGATCTTAGGCGATCACGCTTTAGAGTGCGTCTTCTTGGACAGCGAAACAGTGGTGGTGCCGGCAACAAAAGAGCAGCGTGATATTGCTGTCTCCGACTGGAACGCCCGAGCCGTACCCGCGGGCCATGTGGTGGTTCCGCGGGAGTTGCTGGAGCGAATCAGGTCTCAACTCGATCTTCGAGCTGAGTTCGATCAAACATACCCGCCAGAGACTCAGCCGGTGAACGATGACGCTCGCCTGTTCCTGGAACTCCGCGCCCTGCTGAGCGATCAGGCATAGTCGCAAGCTTTTGATTTTCCTCCGATGCCGGGATTCCAGCATCGACACCCAGCAACGAACCCAACCGTATCCGACCCCCGGAGGACCAACCGTGGACAACGAAAACGAAACCCTGGTCGCGCTACTGGTCATCGCGCTGATCGTCTTCGGCATCTTCCGGATAGTCGGGGACTTCCAGAACCTCTACGAGCAGACAGAACTGAAAGGACAGGAGTTGAGCAGATGGAGCAAGCAATGAGACAGGAATTTGAAGACCGCTTCCCGATTCCTGAAGGGATCGAGTGGCGTGACACCGATTACTTCCCGGTGCAGACCGATAACGTCCACGTATACGTGGCTCTTGCCGGAGTCGCAGCGCGCTACACGTCGATGTGGCAAGCCTGGCAAGCCAGCCGTGCGGCTCTGAGGGTGGAGTTGCCGAAGCCTCACCCTGCATTTGAGTACGCACCTAGAACCAAGGTTTTCAACATAACTGACGTTGAGATAGCCCTCCAGCAAGCCGGAATCGAGGTGAAGCATGGAACTGCATGACGGTGACGCGACCTTCGTAGGTTCGTTCAACAAAGTCGGATGGACTGATGATGGTCATAAGATGACCTTCGGTTTTCGTCCGCCACGCGGCGAGCAGTTCGTCATCATGTTGCTCGGTTCCGCCAAGAAAGACGCAACTGACTTCGACTTAGAGGCGGCGCTCAACCGCCTAGGCTTCTATCGGAGGGAAGAGTCATGACCGACCACGCAGAGCTGCGGAGGCTGGCTGAGGCGGCAACGCCGGGGCCGTGGAGTTGCAACCGGCACTGGGCAATCGTCGGAGGGCCGATTCTTGAGTTCACGAACGGAGCCGCTCAACAGCAGATAGCCATGGCCTGCGGACAAAGCTGGATGCGTGACGATGAGCTGCGCAACAACGCTGAGTTCATCGCTGCCAACAACCCCAAGACCGTCCTCGCCCTGCTGGACGAGATCGACGGGCTGAGCGACGAGTTATCCGCATGCACCGAGCATCCTGGCGGATGTGGGTATTGGCGCGAGGCCGCCAAGCGTAGAGCCGAAGAGCGCGACCGGCTGAGGGCGCAGAACGATGCGCTGCGGGGAGCGCTACATGCCGTTCAAGCCGAGGTCGACGGGAATCTCCGCCCACTTACCCGCGACCTCGTGAACATGGTCAGCGGCTTGAATAACGGCACTCACCCGAATGACATCTACGACCACTGCGACGAGATCGAAAGGATCATCGACGCAGCCCTCAAAGGAGCAACGCAATGAACGACCGCACACTACTCGAACTGGCGGCGCGGGCGGCGGGGATGCAGATCAATGAGCAGCGCCAAGCCGAACGTGATTCCATAGTCGATCCAGCAAAAGCCAGCCTTTGGATTGTCGATGGGTGTACGGCCTGGAACCCACTTATCGAAAGCCACCACGCGTTTATTCTGGCGGTGCAGCTTCGCCTGGACATTACGTTCTACAACGGATTTCAGGAGGTGGCCGCCGAGCCATCAAATGGTGACGGGATGAACCCTTGCCAGGAGGTGTTCACAGAAAACCCGTATGCGGCAACTCGGCGAGCAATAGTCCGCGCCGCCGCCGAGATCGGCAAGTCAATGACCCAGCCGGGCGCCACTAGCTCTCCCTGAGCTAACCCGGCTGGGCGTCTAAATCCTACCATCATGCCCTCCCCGGCAATAGCTGGGGCGGAGAGGTATTGCCTATGAGTACCGCAGAGCAAATCGAGTACGAAGACAAGGTACCCGAGCAGGTCATGGCGGCGCTGCTTGGGATAACCTACCGCGCCCTACAAACCAGACGGTCAAAGGGACAGATTCCAGAAGGCGTCTGGAACAAGGTCAACGGGAAAATAATCTACAGTCGACGGAGATACGACGAATGGCTAGAAAGCCTTTGGGTATGCCCACCGGGGTGGAAGTCATCGGCAACTCTATCCGTATCCGCTTCATGTGGAACGGAACAAGGAAGTGCGAAACACTCCCCTATCCCGCGACGCAAAAAGGGATTAAGACTGCATCCGGTCTTAGAGATCAGGTAGTCCAGGCAATCAAGCTTGGCATCATGGATGAAGCCAAGTATGCAGAGTTCTTCCCCGGGTCTGCGATTGCGGAATCGGTCAGCAGCCAAATTCCCCTGTTCGGTGAGCATGCTCAACTCTGGCTAGACAGCCGAGAGATCGTGCTTGGGACACGGAAGAACTACAAGAGCATCCTCAATCAGTACTGGATGCCGCATCTAGCAGTAGCTCGGCTTGATCAGATCACCCCTACCCTCTTGCGGCGAATCATTAGCAGCATCGAGTGGACGTCACCAGGCGTGAAGCGAAACGCGATGTTCAAGCTGTCGACGATCCTAGATTCCGCTGTGAAAGACGGTCTGATCAAGAAGAACCCGATGGCGCCCCTTGAGAAGCCAAGGGTGTCTAAGAAGCTGGTAGATCCATTCACTCGGGACGAGGCAGAGCGAATCATCCAGCACCTGTACGCGACACTAGGGAAGTACTCAAGGATCTACGCCGCGCTGTACGAATTCCTGTTCTTCACTGGTCTTCGGCCTGGAGAGGCGTTCGCCCTTCGATGGGATGAGGTAGACGAAGAGGCGCGACGTATTCATGTGTGCCGGATCGTCATAGATCGCGGGATCGAGGAACGCGTAAAGACCAAGCATGAGCGCGACGTGCTGCTCAATGATCGAGCATTGAATGCCCTGGCAGAGGCCAAGCGGATTGCTCGGCTGAAGCGCGTCGCCTCTGTCTCCGAGTTCGCAGTAAGCCCGTTCGTATTCCCCCCGAGCAAGGGCGGGCTGTGGATCAAGGAGCCAAGTGTTACCATAAAGCACTTCCACGCCGCGCTGGATGCTCTATCCATCCGAAGGCGCCGGCAGTACGACACCCGCCACACATACGCGACCATGTGCCTGATGGCTGGCATGAACCCTGCGTTTATCGCTGGGCAGCTAGGCCACAGCGTGCAGATGCTGCTATCGACCTATGCCAAGTGGCTGAACTCCGCCTCGGACTGGAGCGAGCTGGAGAAGCTACAGACCAGGGTTAAAACTGGTACGGAATTGGTACAGGAAGCAGAGGAAGGCGCGTAACCATCCCGCAAAGCCCCGCAGGACAATGCCTTGATATCTACAGCTAACATCACCATGCAGTTCGGCGCCAAGCCGCTGTTCGAGAACGTTTCCGTCAAGTTCGGCAACGGCAACCGCTACGGCCTGATCGGCGCCAACGGTTGCGGCAAGTCGACCTTCATGAAGATCCTCGGCAACGACCTGGAGCCGAGCGCCGGCCAGGTCATGCTGGAACCCAACGTGCGCCTGGGCAAGCTGCGCCAGGACCAGTTCGCCTACGAGGACTTCAGCGTCATCGATACGGTGATCATGGGCCACGAGGAACTCTGGGCGGTGAAGGCCGAGCGCGACCGCATCTACTCGCTGCCGGAAATGAGCGAGGCAGATGGCATGGCGGTGGCCGAGCTGGAAGTCCAGTTCGCCGAGTTCGACGGCTACACCGCCGAGTCCCGCGCCGGCGAGCTGCTGCTCGGCCTGGGCATCCCGCTGGAGCAGCACTTCGGCCCGATGAGCGCCGTCGCCCCCGGCTGGAAGCTGCGCGTGCTGCTGGCCCAGGCGCTGTTCTCGGACCCGGACGTGCTGCTGCTCGACGAACCGACCAACCACCTGGACATCAACACCATCCGCTGGCTGGAAGGCGTGCTCACCGCGCGCAACAGCACCATGATCATCATTTCCCACGATCGGCACTTCCTGAACAGCGTCTGCACCCACATGGCCGACCTGGACTACGGCGAGCTGCGCCTGTTCCCGGGCAACTACGACGAGTACATGACCGCCGCCGAACAGGCCCGCGAGCGCCTGCTGTCGGACAACGCCAAGAAGAAGGCGCAGATCGCCGAGCTGCAATCCTTCGTCAGCCGCTTCTCGGCCAACGCCTCCAAGGCCAAGCAGGCCACCAGCCGCGCCCGGCAGATCGACAAGATCCAGCTGGAAGAGGTCAAGCCGTCCAGCCGGGTCAGCCCGTTCATCCGCTTCGAGCAATACAAGAAGCTGCACCGCCAGGCGGTGACCGTGGAAAACATCAGCAAGGGCTATGACGGCAAGCCGCTGTTCAAAGGCCTGAGCCTGCAGGTCGAGGCCGGCGAGCGCGTCGCCATCATCGGCCCCAACGGCATCGGCAAGACCACCCTGTTGCGCTGCCTGGTCGGCGACCTGCCGGTGGACGGCGGCGAGGTGAAATGGACCGACAGCGCCGACGTCGGCTATTTCGCCCAGGACCATGCCGACGACTTCGCCGACGACATGAGCCTGTTCGACTGGATGGCCCAGTGGACCCAGGGCGGCGAACAACTGGTGCGCGGCACCCTCGGCCGCATGCTGTTCTCCAACGACGAGATCAAGAAGTCGGTAAAAGTGATCTCCGGCGGCGAGCAGGGCCGCATGCTGTTCGGCCGGCTGATCCTCAAGCGTCCCAACGTGCTGGTGATGGACGAGCCGACCAACCACCTGGACATGGAGTCCATCGAGGCGCTGAACCTGGCGCTGGACAACTATCCGGGCACGCTGATCTTCGTCAGCCACGACCGCGAATTCGTTTCCTCGCTGGCTACCCGCATCATCGAGCTGGGCGAGAACGGCGTGACCGACTTCAGCGGCAGCTATGACGACTACCTGCGCAGCCAGGGCGTGATCGTCTGA